AAAGGTACTTGCTAGAAACACATCTGGAACTTTAAATTTAACAGCTGATGAAAGAGGATTAAAATATGAATTTGAAATGCCAGAAACATCTTATGGTAAAGATTTAGCTATCTCAATGAAGCGTGGCGATATAACACAAAGCTCATTTGCATTTACAGTTGCTGAAGATGACTGGTCAACTGATGACGAAGGCAATAACATAAGAACAATAAAAAAAATAGATAGGCTATATGATGTAAGCCCAGTAACATACCCAGCATATAACATGGCTGAAAGTGATTTAGTTGTTGCTAAAAGAGGATTAAAAGAATATCAAGATAGTTTAGTTGACGAAACTAAAGAAGAAATTATAGAAGAAAACGAAAACAATTTAGTGAGAAATTCTCTTATCTCATTAAATATTGAATTAAAAAAGAGAAAATAAATTTAAAAATTAAAAAATGAAAACATCAATTATTTTAAAAGAGGAAAGGTCAGATATTATTTCTCAGTTGGAAAACATTAAAGATGTTGCTACAACTGAGGAAAGAGACTTAACCTCTGACGAGAACAGCCAAGTTGATGGATTATTAACTGAAGTTGATAATCTTGATTCTAAGATTGAAAGAGCTGAAAAAATGGAAACTATTAAACGTAACGCAGCGGTTGTTTCTGGAGTTACAAGTACAAAAGTAGAAAAAGAAGTAAGAGATTACTCTTTTCAAGATGCTTTAAAACAAGCTGCAACTGGTAGAATTGAAGGATTAGTAAAAGAAATGGACCAAGAAGCTAGAAGTGAATCTAGATATACTGGTCAATCTTATAAAGGAATCGGTATTCCAGCAAGTATTTTAACAAGAGCTGCGGTGGAAACTGGAGCTGGAAATGCTACTCAAGTTATGGCATGGACTGATCAATTAGAGGCTAACTTAGTATTGGCTAAAGCTGGGGCTAATTTTTATTCTGGAGTTAACAATATGAAATTTCCAGTATTTAGTTCTATTGCTTCAACTTTTTTACCAGAAAGTGGTGGAACGCAAGTTAATCCAGTAACTGGAACTGCAACATCTGTAACTTTAAGCCCAAAGAAACTTATTTCTATTGTAAATGTATCGGCTGAAGCTATAACTCAAAATGCATCTTTAGAAGCTGCTTTAAGGAGAAACATGGCTCAATCAGTTGCTGCAACTATGGAAAAAGCATTTTTAGCTAATGATGATATAACAAATGCTCCAACGTCTTTACTTAAAGATGCTACGTCAGCGGCAACATCTGTTATTTCATCTGCAAATGTTTTAAAAATGGAAACTGATGCATTAGCTGCTAACGTTAGTGTAGAAGGAGCTAGAATGGCTTATATAATGAATCCAGCTGCTTATGCAGACGTTAAAGTGTTAGATCAAGTATCAAATGTATCAGTTTTATATGATAATAGAGATAAAATGTTAAATGGATATTTTTCATTTATAACATCTAACTTAAACTTTAGTACAACTGTCTCAGCTGCAAAAACTGCGGCTTTATTTGGAGATTTCTCTAAAGTACACATTGCTCAGTTTGGTGGTTTAGATGTAATTTATGATGTATATACTGGTGCTGGAACTGGTGAGCCAAGATATGTATTAACATCTCTTGTTGATGCTGGAGCTGTTCAATCAGATACTTTTATAAGCAACATAGAGGCTTAGTATTAATACTTAATTTTAAAAAGGGGTGGTGGACTTACCATCACTCCTTTTTTTATAAAAAATAATATGAAAACATATCAAGTTGATACAGCGGCAAGTACATTTCCAGTAAGTTTAACAGAGGCTAAAAGTCATTTAAAAGTTGACACAAGTGCTGATGATACATATATTACATCTATTATTAAAGCTGCAACTCAATTAAGCGAAGAGTACACAAATAGATTTTTTATAAACACAACTCTTAAACAATTTGCTAGTAGTTTTAAAGAAATAGAAACTTTATTTAAAAGTAAAGTTAGTGCTGTTAATCATGTAAAATATTATGATACTAATAATACATTACAAACTTTGTCGCCAAATGTTTATAGTAAACAATTAGAATACGAACCAGCACAAATACAATTAGCACATAATCAAAGTTTTCCTACTATAACAAAAAGAAATGATGCTGTTGAAGTAGAATATGTTGTTGGCTATGGAAGTTCAGCTAGTGATGTTCCAGAAATTATAAAACAAGCTATTCTTTTGACAATTGGAAATTTTTATCAAAATAGAGCAAGTGTAATAACTGGTAAAACTGCAACTGAATTACCAATGAATGTTAAATGGTTGCTTGATACTTATAAAGTACAAATAGTAGCATGACAATAGGTGAATTAGATAGGAGAGTAACTATTGAGTCAGTTAGTACCTCAGCTAATAGCTATGGTGAATTGACAAGAAGCTATTCTACATTTAGAACTGTTTGGGCTGCAATAGAATGGAAAGGTGGTAGTGAAGGTGTTGATCAATCTGAAAAAATTACTGGAATGACTAAGTTACACATTTACATTAGAAATTTAGACATGAGCAATTTATCTTTACAATCTAGGTTAACTTATGATAGTAAATATTATTTTCCAAAAGTAATTAATCAGATAGATGGTAGAACAGCTTTTTTAGAAATAATTTGTGAAAATAAAGATTAATGGCTTTATACGAAAACAATAATAGTATTAAAATGTTTGGCGTTAAAGAATTAAATGATATGTTTAATGATGTGCCAAAGCAAATAAATAAAGATGCTTTATGGTCACATTTTTTTAACAAAATATCTAAGCCTTTAAGAGATAAGGCAAAACAAAAAGCTGATGCTATTTCAGCAAAAAGTAAAAATGGAACTGGTCAATTAGGAAAAAGTATTGGTTTTTTTAGAACAAGAGCAAGTAAAAAATTTAAAGGAGGTTATGTTGGACCAAGAGTAAAAGGTAGATTTGCAAAAAAAACAGAAGGATATAAAGGAAGTAATAAAAAGAAAATGTATTCTTTAAGTGGTTTTTATGGAGCATGGATTGAATATGGAAAAGAAGTTAAGTTTGGCGGCAGAGGATTTGGAAAAAAAAGTCAACCTTTTATGCAACCAGCTTTTGCAGAAACAAAAATTATTATGATGACTAGAGCAATGAAAGACGCAGAAGAAGTTGTTGCAAGAGCAATAAAAAGGCATGAAAAAAGATTGCAAAAATATGGTAAATATGGATATTAAAAAATGCAAATAGGAAAATCAATATATAATATTTTATATAATGGAGGTAGCGGTGATGTTTTTGACTTAGTAGGAACAAGAATATTTCCTAATGTCGCACCACAAACAACACAATTTCCTTTTATAATTTATGATGTAACTGGTGTGCAGCCTAATGATACCAAAGATGGGACATCAACATTAGATACAAATAGTGTTATGATTTCTTGTTATAGTGTAACATATTCTCAAGCATCTGATTTAGCACAAAAAATTAGAGTTGCAATGGATAGAATTAATGAAGGAACTTATGGTGGTGAACAAATACAATCAAGTCAATTTCAAAGCTATAATGATATTTTTGATGATACTAGCGGTGATGCTGGAATTTATAGAAAAGCTTTAGATTTTGAGATTAGACAAATAAATCCGACAAGTTAAAAGAAAATAATATGAAAATAAAATTAAATAAAAATTTTCGGTATGGAGGCAAAATGAATTATGCTGGTGCTGAATTAAAAATAACAAATGATAAAATTATTGCTTATTTAAAAAGTGATGGTTTTATTTATGAAGAAAAAAAAGAAAAAAAAGAAAAAAAAAGCAAGGTAAAAGATGCTAAAGAAAATAAATAATTAATATAAAAAATATAAAAAAATGGCTATTTTAAATGGAACTGATATAAAAGTTTATAGTGCATCAACAACTAATCTTGTTGCATTTGCTCAAAACTGTACGTTGAATGTAAATCATTCACCAAGAGAAATTACAAACAAAGAATCTGGAGGATATAAAGAAATCTTAGAAGGATTAAGAGATTTTTCAATTGATATTGATGGTGCTTACGCATGGACTGGCTCTGGTGGAGCATTAACAAATGGTGTTGATGATGTTTTAGAAACTAATGTTTTGAATCTAAGACAAGCTGTTTCTTTCATCTTTGGAAATACAGTTGGTGCATCTGATGTAAGTTATACTGGAACTGGTTTTATAACATCTGTTAGCATAACTGGTGGAACAGAAGATACTGCAACTTATTCACTAACAATAGAAGGAACTGGTATACTAGATCAAGTAATATAACAATTTAGGTGAGGAGCTTTGATACTTTTGTTTAGTATCATTGCTCTGATCCTTACTAAACTAAACAAAATGAATTATACTTTTATAGAAATAAATAAAAAAAAATTACCTATTAAATTTGGATTTGCAGCCTTGGCTAAATACAGTAAAAAAACAAATACTAAGTTACAAGATTTAGATAAACTTGGTGTTGACATGACTTTAGATAATGCTTTAACATTAATTTATTGTGGCATTGAAGATGGTTATAGAGCTTCAAAACAAGAATGTGATTTAACAGTTGAGGGTTTAGCTGATTTAATAGATGGTGATTTTAATAGTATTGGAAAAGCTATGGAAATACTTGCTGAACAAATGGGAGGAAATACTGAAAAAAAGCAGAAAGCCAAGAAGTAAAAGATAAACTTTCTTGGCGAGGACTAGAGAAGATTGCTTTTGGTTATTTAGGCATGGGAGTAGATGAATTTTATAACTACTTACCTAAACATTTTTGGAACAAGTTAGATGGCTTTTATGAGCTTGAAAACATAAGAGAAAAAGGAAGGTGGGAAAGAACAAGATGGCAAACAACTTTATTGCTAAATATACAAATAGCAAAAGGTAAAAAGTTAAAGCCAACTGATTTAATTAAATTTGACTGGGATAAAAAAGAAACAGAAGTAGATTATAAAAAATTAAAAGAAAAAGCTGAGTTTATTAAAAAAATGAGTGAGCATGGCAAATAAAAGTATCGGATTATTAACAGTAGCATTTGGAGCTGATTTAAGAGGCTTTGAAAAAGCTATGAAAAAGGCTCAAAGAAGTATCAAAAAATTTGGTACTAATATGCAACGAACTGGGAAAAATTTAAGTAGAAACTTAACTTTACCATTAGCCGCATTTGCAGCCGCATCTGTAAAAGCATTTGATACTCAAGCTAAAGCTGAAACTAAACTACTTACAGCATTAAAAGGACGTGAAGATGTTCAAAAAAGATTAATTGCTCAAGCTAAAGAATTACAAACACAAACTTTATTTGGTGACGAAGAAACAATAGCGGCACAAGCTATGTTGGCTACAATGGGCTTGGAAGAAGAGGCTATTATGAGGCTTATTCCACTTGTTCAAGATATGGCTACTGCAAAAGGCATGAATTTAGTTCAAGCCGCAGATTTAGTTGCAAAATCGGTAGGTAGTTCAACAAATGCTTTAAGTAGATATGGAATAACAATAACTGGTGCGGTAGGTAGTCAAGAAAGATTAAACACAGCAACTGAGGCTTTAAATAAAGCATTTGGTGGTCAAGCAGAAGCTGTTTCAAAAGTTGGTTTAGGACCATTAACTCAATTGAAAAATATATTAGGTGATTTATCAGAGGATATTGGTAAAATTATAATGCCTACAATAAATGATTTAGCAAAAGAAGTAAAAGTTTTAGCTTTACGTTTTGATGGGTTGTCAGATGCAACAAAAAAGAATATAGTTAAATGGGGTGCTATAACTGCTGCTATTGGTCCATTTTTAATTTTAATTGGAAAAACATTTACATCAATAGCTTTTTTAATACCGTTAATTGTTAGGCTTGGTGGAGCATTTAAAAAGTTAAGCATTTTAATGTTTAACCTTATAAAGAAAAACCCATGGCTCTTATTAGCTACTGGTATTGCAGCAATTGGAGTAGCAATTGCAGATACTTTAGGAGCATTTGACAAATTTTTAGGAACAGAAGATGATGTACAAGAAGAAACTGATAAAACTACTGAAACAATAAATGAGTTAAATGATGCTCTTTTAAATGTAGATAAGACGATAAGTAAAGTAAGTAGTAACAAACCAGAAATATTTAAAGATTTAGAATTTACACCAACACAGCCTTTAGGTGATTTTATGTCACCAATTTCTGGTCAATTTACCGAAGAAATGTCTTTGGCTACTGAACAATTTGGTGAGTTTGGAGAAAACTTAGTATATGTATCTGAAAAACAAAAAGAATTAAATGGCATAACACAATTATATGGTGATGTTTTATTTGAATCAATGATGACAGCTGCAAATAGTCAAGAAAACTTTTTTAAATCATTTATAGAAAACATAAAAAAAGCTGTAAAAAGTTTATTAATACAATTAGCTGTATTAACTGCAATAAATATTTTATTAGGAGGTAAAGGCACAACAATAAAAACTGCATTTGCAGCTGCAAAAGGTGAATTATTACCAGCAATGGCTCAAGGTGGTTTAGTTACTGGTCCAACAATGGCTTTAGTTGGTGAAGGAGTTGGAACAACTGCAAGTAATCCAGAAGTTGTTGCTCCATTAGATAAACTAAAAGGAATGCTTAATAATAAAGGAACACAACAAGTTGAGGTTTATGGTCGTATAAGTGGAAATGATATTTTTATAAGTAATCAAAGAGGAGGTTTAAATAGACAAAGAGCGGTTTAGCTTATGGCATTCGCAAAACAGTATTTTTCTTCATATAAAAGTAATAATGACTTAGATTATTATTTGGAAATTTGGGTTGATGGTTATACTGGCGGCAATCCATCTGAAATATCAATTGGTGCTGGAGGTCCAGTTATAACTTATGAAACTGATCAAGAAGATAGATTTTCACCTATTTTAAGTTCACAATGTGTTTTGCCTTTTATGGTTAAAGGTCTTGGAACGCAATCTTTTATACAAACATTAAGAACTACATATCAAGAAAGGCAAGTTTATTTACATTTATATAGGGCTAATAGTAGTGGTTATAGTTCAGTAAAACCAATTTGGTCTGGGTTTTTAGTAATGGATTTAGGAGCTGGAGAGGATGTAAGTTTTCCTTATGAACAAAAACTAACATTTGTTGATGGTTTGTCATTATTGAAAGATATTGATTTTGTTGATTTATCTAATAGCGGATCAGAAACAAATATTATGGGTAGCTATACTCAAGATAATATGTATTTTGGACCAGCAACTTATATATTTTGGATAAGAGAAATATTAAATAAAGCTGGTTTTGCAACAACAAATAGAGGTGTTTCAATTGACTGGGGATTTACAACAGCAATAAATTGGTATAATGAAACAATCTT